GCTAATGCGGCACATTGTGTTTCAAGTTTTAATAAAAGTCCCTGTGTTACAACGTTTGTTGCGTGTACTTGCAACTTGATTTTACGAGCTTCTTCCTCTTCTCTGTAATCGATCGGATAAGCCAAGTCGTGTTCTGTAAGGGTTGTTGTATGCTTTTTAAATCCTTTAGGACTAATTACATTTGAATTAGCTCTAATTGCACGTTCTGTGTCATAAACTTGGAATGCTTCTTTGTTAAATTCAAAGATATCCACTTTTTCCAAATCTGAATTAATAACAGGAAATAAACTTTCAGCAATAAACGAATTATTACTATATCCTCGTGCAACTTCGGACAAATAGGCATTAATTCTTAATTCTTCTAAACGCCCCATTTATACCTCCTTAATCTTTAATAGTGCTTCACGAAATGAGATATTTTCTTCTTGGGCGATAGACTGTGCCTGTTTGAATATCTCTAAACTTTCCTCATCTGCATCCGCATACTTTAGTTCGTCATCGGTCTTTTTCTTTGCATTTTTTTGTGCAATTTCATCAAACTCAACTTGCTTCGGTAATGCACAGATGAATGTTTTAAACTTATCGATGCTGTTGGAGGACTCGTCAAACTTTTTGACGTTGTCCAAGTCCTGTAAAATATTAAAAACAGCATCTTTATTTGCAGGAGTTAAAACACCGGCAGAGATTTGAGAGTCAATAAACTCGTTAAAATCTTTATCTCTTATAGTGTTTTCTAAGTCTTGCAATTTCTTTGCAAGCTCATCTTTTCCTGCCGCCTGATCTTTAAATTTTGCAAGTTCAATATTTAAATTTTTGACCTGCGTTTTTAATTCTTTTATAGTCTCTTTGTTTTGAGATTTTTCCTTAAAATCAGCGACCTGTTGTTTTAAATCAGCGATTGTATTTTTTAATTCTTCTATATCTTCAGTCTCTGTTTCATCTTCTGTTTGTGTTTCAAAGATATAGGTTGATTCACCTTCTTTAAATTCAACCGGCTCCATTCCTTTTACTTGAGGGATTGATGCACCCAAGAAAGAAACAGCCTTTAAATATGGCTTTTTACCCTCTAACTCTCTGTATATTTCAACAGATATTTTTTTGTATTTTCCCTTATTAACAAATTCCTTTAAATCGTCAGATAAATCTTTAAAAGAAGCCTTAAGCATTCCGTCTTCTTCTTTTAATTTATCAACCCAACCATAAGCCGGCCCCTTCTGTTCGTGATCCAAAGTGATAGGTGCTTCGCAAAAACTTGGATCATAATTCTTGGCAAGTTCTTGCACCTCTTCCTTTGTGAATTTTCCCTGTGGGTAGTTTCCGGCTTTAAAAACCTCAAAATACTTCATAAAACTCTCCATCATTTTTGTGTAATAAACTTTTCTTTTTCTGATGGCAGTATAATCGCCATCGCAATGAAATAATCTCTTGCAACGACAAGTTGAAAAATACAAGTCGCAGAAGTTATCTTTGAAGTAAAAGAAAAGGCGAAAAGCCTCTTTTCTCTTTCGTTTTAGAAAGGAATGACTATGGAAACATCTATTATGTTAAAGCTATTTGAGAGTATCGGATTCCCTGCTGTGATTTTTGTAATTTGGTACATTTACCACCAAGCACAGGTTAAAACCTTTGAAAAAATTATTGCGAACAATTTTGAGATCTTAAAGGATTTGGTTGAAACCAACCAATATAGTGCAACTGTGCTTTCAAGAATCGAAAGTAAAATCGATTCAAATGTTTGGTGTCCCGTATTAAAAAGAGAGATTTCAGGCTAATGGATATTGAGAGAATTCAACTAAAAGGACAACTGTCCGAGGCTAAATCTAAATTTAAACATCTTGATACGGAGGCGGCAGGTCTTGTTATACTAATTCGTTCATTGTTGAACCCCTTTGAAGAAGACACTTTAAAACTTGAAGTCGAAAAGGCATCCGTTGCTTTTAATCGACTTCAAGAGGTGTTCGGGGAAATGCAGACTCTAAATACTAAAATTCAAAAGTTGGAGGATTACTTTGGCTAAGAATGAAGTTTTATTGTCTAATGCAGAACGGCTCTATGTTGTAGATCAACTTACTATAAGAACCATCCGCAGATGGAAGACGGATCATAAGTGGGACTTAAAAAAAGAACAATATTTAAGTACAAAAACAATGTTCCATGAAGAGCTTTATAACTTCGCTCGTAAACTTATGACCTCTATTGAATATGACATTGACAACAACGAGAAAGTTGATCCCGGCAGAATGTTTGCATTTACAAAAATGCTTCCACTAATTACAAAAATCAAAGAGTACGAAGATGGTGTAATAAATAAACCTGCAAAAGAAGAGAACAAAGGAATTACACCTGACTTTGTGAAGTTGATTGAAACTGAAATTTTAGGGATGAAATCAAGTGAAGAATAATTATTTTTTACCCTATCAAGAAAGATGGCTTAACGATAAATCAAAAATAAAAATTTGGGAGAAGTCACGCCGTATTGGTGCGACATACGTTCAAAGCTACGAAGATGTCAGGGATTGTGTTAATAAAACAGTCCCTGCTGTTTGGTTTTCATCAGCTGATGAATCTGCCGCTAAAGAATATATTGATTACTGCGAACAATGGGTTAAATTGTTCCACATTACCGCTAAAAGGTTGGGCGAGGTGATTATTGATAATGACAAAGATATAAAAGCCTTTGTTATTCAATTTTCAAACGGTACAAAAATACACGCTCTTTCATCTAATCCAAAAGGCTTCCGATCTAAAGGTGGAAAAGTTGTTTTAGATGAATTTGCTTTTCACAATAATCCCGAAGAACTTTGGAAAGCGGCACGCCCTTGTATAACTTGGGGTTATCCTTTGAGGATATTATCCACTCACAACGGACAAAACTGCTTATATTACAAGTTTATAGATCAGGTTTTGAAGGGTAAATTAAAATGGTCACATCATAAAACCCCGATTCAACTTGCTGTTTCAGAAGGTCTTGTTGATAGAATTTACCAAAGAAAAACCACCCCTGAAGAACAACAGGAGTGGATGAAAAATGAAGAAGACAACTGTTTTGATGAATATACTTGGTTGCAAGAGTATTGTTGTATAGCCGTTGATGAGGCTTGCGCCTTTTTACCTTATGACCTTATTTCAACCTGTGAATTGGATGATGTTTTAAGACCACCTTTATCTGAAATCAAAAACGATATGTTTGTCGGAATGGATGTCGGTCGTAAAAAGGATTTAACTGTAATTTGGGTGTTAGAAAAATTAGAAAATATTTTATACACCCGAAGTGTTATTGAACTTGTTAAAATGCCATTTCATAAACAAGAAGAGATTTTATCGGAGGTGCTATCTTGCAAGCCATTCAGAAGATGCTGTCCTGATTCGACCGGGATCGGGATGCAATTATCTGAAAATGCACAAATAAAATTCGGCAAATATAGAGTTGAGCCGATTATGTTCAATAACAGAATCAAAGAGGAAATGGCATATTGCCTCCGTACCCACTTTGAAAACCGAACTGTTTTTATTCCTAAAACTCACGAAATTAGAGAGGACTTACACTCAATTCGCAGAATAACAACAACTGCAAACAATATCCGTTTTGATGCTGACCGTTCAGACAACGGACACGCTGACCGTTTTTGGGCATTGGCTCTTGCTCTGCATGCCGCCGGAAACGGAACTGGTGAAATACATATTTCATCAAGACAAAAATTTGAAACCTTAAAACTCGTAAAAGACTTTTAAGGGCTCTTAAATTAATTTGACTCACATGTTATTGCACCAACCCCTAAAAATTAAAATTAAAAGAAATTAAAAAGGTTTTAAACAACATTTAACATCACCCTAAAAGGAAAAATTATGGCAAAAAAATTATCAGATGAAATTGCAACTCGAAAAAGAAGTATAAATTTTTATTCATTAGGTTCATATTTACCTGATCCCGACATCGTTCTGCGTAAACAAGGCAAAGATGTAAAAATTTATAGGGAATTATTTTGTGATCCACACGTTTTTGCGTGCATTCAATCAAGAAAAGCCGGTGTTTTATCTCTTGAATGGGAAATAAACAGAGGCTTGGATAAGGCAAAAGATGCCGAATTGGTTGAAGATTTACTTAAAAAACTTGATATTCATAAACTAATTAATGACATTTTAGATGCAACATTATTCGGTTTTCAACCCATAGAGATTATGTGGGGTAAGGTTGGCAATTACGTTTTACCACTTGAATTAAAAGCAAAACCTCCTGAATGGTTCTGTTATGACGAGGAAAATCAATTAAAATTCAGAACTAAAGAACACTATTGGGGAGAAGGATTACCACCTAAAAAGTTCTTATGTCCTCAAAATAATCCAAGTTACGACAATCCTTATGGAGAAAGAGTTCTTTCTCGTGTTTTTTGGCCGGTGACATTTAAGAAAGGTGGGCTTAAATTTTGGGTAGTATTTACAGAAAAATACGGAATCCCTCACCTTATAGGTAAGCACCCTCGTGGCGCAACAAAAGAAGAAACAGATAAACTTGCTGATTTATTAGAAGAGATGATCCAAGATGCCATTGCGGTTATTCCTGATGATTCATCTGTAGAAATTCAAGAGGCAAATAAATCATCCTCTGCTGAGATATTTGAAAAACTCATCGATAAAATGAATTCAGAAATTTCAAAGGCAATTCTTGGACAAACATTAACAACGGAAATTGGATCAACAGGAAGTTATGCCGCATCAAACACGCATATGGCTGTCCGTCAGGATATCATTGATGCAGATAAAAAACTGGTTGAAAAAACTATAAATCAGTTAATTCAATGGATTTATGAAATCAATTTTGCAAACGCAGAAGTCCCTGTTTTTGAACTTTACGAGCCTGAAGATGTTGATTTAACTTTGGCTCAACGAGATAAAATTCTCTCTGACACAGGTGTTAAATTTACAAAGGAATATTTTATTAAAACCTATGGCTTGGAAGAAGAGGACTTTGATATTAGGGAAGATATTATTCCTGTAAATCCTAATTTTAAACAATTCAGCGAACAAGAAGAACATCTTCTACCCGGACAAGCACAGATTGAGAATTTGTATAAATTCATAACTGAAGGAGAGTTGAATAAACAATCTCAAAATATGCTTGCGCCACTTATAGATTTATTTGAAAGCTGTGAGAATTACGAAGAAGCCTTTGAATTACTCACAGATAAGAACCTGCAAAGTAAAAAATTTGAAGAGACGATACAAAAGGCTTTATTCCTGTGTGAGTTACAGGGTAGAGCAGATGGACTTGATGAGGATTAATATGGCATCCATTTCCCCTGAAGAGTATGCGATGAAACGCAACTTTCTAAAACAACGGCAGAGTCTGCCGCTACATTTAAAAATTGAGCTTTCAAAAAATAGAATTAAGCAATTTTATGAGCATTTTGACGGCAAAGTTTATGTATCTTTCTCCGGCGGAAAGGATTCAA